ATACATCACTTGCGAAAGCAATGCGATGCCTTGCAGGTGCAGCTAAATAGCCTGCGAAAGGACTGATATGGCATTCCAAAAAGTTGAATTTGAGTTTCCAGATCCGGAAAAGGTCGACAACAAGATTGAAATTGAGCCGGCCAAAGAGGTAACCAACATTACGGAGCCTCCTCCCAAGCTGGAAACCCCTAAATCCGAGCCCGAAGTTGAGATTGAAGTCGTTGATGACACGCCAGAAGCGGACAGAAACCGAAAACCGTCTGCACCGCCCAAGGATGTTGACGATGATGAGCTGGCAAGTTACTCAGATAACGTCAAAAAGCGCATTCAGCACTTCACCAAGGGCTATCACGACGAGCGGCGCAAGGCAGAAGCGGCTCTAAGAGAGAAAGAAGAGGCGATTAAGTACGCGCAATCGGTGTACGAAGAGAATAAACGCCTCAAAGAGCAGCATGAAAAGAGCCAAGCGGCTCTAATCGAGCAGGCAAAAGCTCGAACGGTGCTGAATTTGGAGAGCGCGAAGGAGCGTTACCAAAAAGCGTACGAATCTGGTGATTCTAAAGCGCTGGTTGAGGCCCAAGAAGCATTAATTGCGGCCAAAAATCAGGCGGAAAGGGTGGCTGCGCTCAAACCGCCACCTTTACAAGAGAAACCAGTTGCTGTACAAACACAACCAATCGCTCAAGAAGCGCCAAAAATTGATGAAAAGCTGTCAACTTGGCAGTCTAGGAATCGATGGTTTGGAGCAGACGAGGAAATGACCGCCCTCGCTCTTGGGTTGCATCAAAAATTGGTCAGGGAAGGCGTCGATCCCCAATCCGACGATTACTACGACCGGATTGACCGGCGTATGCGACAAGTATTTCCAGATGCGTTTGACGACGACGATGGAAATCAGTCATCACCTCCGGCTGAAAAGCCGCGCCGTAGCAATGTTGTAGCGCCCGCTAGTCGAAGCACTGCCCCTAAAAAGATCGTGCTGACACAATCGGCTATCGCTATAGCTAAACGCCTCGGGCTAACCCCTGAGCAATATGCCCGTCAGGTTGCTGAAGACATGAGGAAACAAAATGGCTGAGAATCGAACAAACCGCGAATTTCAAACCCGTGACAAAACTGCGCGTCGCCGTACATGGCAGCGAGCAGAAACCCTGCCGACTCCGAATCCGGAGCCTGGCTATGATTTTCACTGGGTGCGAATCAGTACACGTGGGGAAGCAGATCCTACCAATGTGTCACTCATGTTGCGTGAAGGTTGGGAACCTGTAAAAGCATCTGATCATCCAGAAATCACACTAGCTGCGATTGAGTCCGAACGATTCAAAGACAATATTGTGATTGGCGGACTGATGCTGTGCAAAGCCCCCTCTGAGTTGGTTGGCGAACGGAATGAGTATTTTGCAGATCAGGCCGGTGCGCAAATCAAGTCAGTGGACAACAACTTCATGCGCGAGAACGATCCGCGAATGCCGCTGTTTAACAACCGGTCATCGCAGACAACGTTCGGACGCCGTTAGTAATTTAGGAGTCTTAAATGGCTTACCCTGTTGTGTCGGCCCCATACGGGCTAAAGCCGATCAATTTGATCGGTGGGCAGTTGTTCGCCGGTTCCACCCGGATGTACAACATTCAATACGCGTACAACACGGACATCTTCTTTGGTGATTATGTCGCCCTAGTCCGTGGCAACCTTCAGCGCATTTCGGTAACTTCTGGCGTAGTCGGAACGGTTGTCGGCGTGTTCATGGGTTGTTCGTACACCAACCCGACCACCAAGCAAAAGCAGTTCAGCCAATATTGGCCCGCCAATACGACTGCTGGTGATGCCGTGGCTTACGTGTCTGACGATCCCGATCTGGTTTTCCAAGCGGTTGTTTGTTCGTCCGGTACTACGATTGCTTCTGGCGCCCGCGCCATGATTGGCCGGAATCTGGCTTGCTTGAACAACACTGGCAACCTGAACACCGGCAATTCGGCAAATGCTCTGGAAGCTGGCAGCCTTAACATCACGGACACTCTGCCCGTACGTGTTATTGGCGTGGTTCCTGAGACCGCCGTGTCCCTGGGTACTGCTACGTACGTTTCTGGCACGACCACCGTAACCTGCTCGGCACTGCCGTTTGCGCTGCCCGTAGGTACGGATGTTGGCTCGGTTGCGTCCAATGGCCAGTACATCGCTAGTGGTTCGTACGTGTCTGTTGCCGCTGCTGCTGGCGACACTTCGTTTACGCTGAATGCAGCGGCCTCCCCGGCCTTTGCAGCTAGCGCAACCTTGGTGTTTACCCAGTACCCCGAGCTGCTTGTTAAGCTCAACTTTGGCCAGCACGAGTATTACGCTGCCACCGCTACGGCCTAAAGGAGTTAGATCATGGCTATTTCACGCGCACAACTACTGAAAGAACTCCTCCCAGGGCTTAATGCACTGTTCGGTCTGGAGTACAAACGGTACGGCGAAGAACACAAAGAGATCTTCACTTCGGAGACCTCCGAGCGTTCGTTTGAAGAGGAAACCAAGCTGTCCGGTATGGGCGCCGCGCCTGTCAAAAACGAGGGTTCCGCCCTTGCTTATGACAACGCGCAAGAGGCTTGGACTGCTCGCTACAACCACGAGACCATCGCTATGGGTTTCTCCATCACCGAAGAGGCGATGGAAGACAACCTGTACGACAGTCTGTCGGCGCGTTACACCAAAGCGCTGGCCCGTGGTATGGCTTACACCAAGCAAGTCAAGGCCGCAACGATTCTGAACCAAGCGTTCAATCCTGCGTACACCTATGGCGATGGCGTTAGCCTGTGCAGCACCGCGCATCCGCTGGTTTCCGGTGGCACCAACAGCAACCGTCCGACCGTCGGCGCTGACCTGAATGAGACCTCCCTTGAGGCGGCTGTCATTCAGATCGCTGGCTGGACCGATGAGCGTGGTCTGCTGATCGCCGCTAAGCCGCGCAAGCTTGTTGTTCCCCCGCAGCTCCAGTTCGTTGCTGAGCGCCTGCTCAAAACCGAACTGCGTGTTGCGACGGCTGACAACGACATCAACGCGCTGAAGTCGATGGGCTCCATCCCCGAGGGATATACGGTCAACCACTATCTGACCGATCCCAACGCATGGTTCCTGCTGACTGATGTGCCCAACGGCATGAAGCACTTTGTTCGTACGCCCATGCAAACCAGCATGGACGCTGACTTCGATACCGGCAATGCTCGGTACAAAGCCCGCGAGCGTTACAGCTTTGGTGTGTCTGACCCCCTGGGTATCTTCGGTTCGCCGGGTGCCTAAGTGGCAATAAGGAAAGGGGCTTCGGCCCCTTTTCTTTTAGTAGTGGATGTGATACAAAGAGTTATTCCAGGGTCACCCTGCGTATTAGACAGTCCTGGCTGACGGCATACAGACTGATACGCACCGCTCGTATGCGAGGATTAAATGGCACGCACTACGTTTTCCGGGCCGGTCAAATCTGACAATGGCTTTGAAGGAAACATTATTGGTAATGTCACCGGCAACGTGACCGGCAACGTTACTGGCAATATTTCTGGCACTCCCACTCTTGTTGCATACACCCTGACGTCGCTACCGACTGTTGTGGTTGGTGCGCTGATCTATGTGTCAAACGCCAATACCGGTGCTGGCACGGTGTGTTTTGGCAAGGGATCTAGCTGGATCGACATCAAGACCGGACTGGCCGTAGCCTAATAGGAGTTCGTCATGCAATATGACGTTAAAGCCGCGTTTACGGCAGCAGACGCGGCGTTAGTTCCTTACAGAACGCGGGTCAAAGGTCTGTACATTGTTGTAGAAACTGGCGGGGCTCTTCCCGTAATTTTGTACGACAATCCCACGACCGGCACTGGCAACGTACTGGCAAAGTTTGGCGCCAAGGTTGCGGGCGCTCATACCGTAGTTATTCCGCCTGAAGGCATTCTTGCCCAGAATGGCGTGTACTGCGATATTGGTGACGCCGCTCAAGTAACGGTGTTCTATGGCTAAGACTCCGGCGTGGCAGCGCAAAGAAGGCAAAAACCCAGAAGGCGGGTTGAATGCCAAAGGACGCGCTAGCTACAACAAGGCCAACCCTGGGAAGCCGGGGTTGAAGCCGCCTCAACCGGAGGGCGGGTCTCGGCGTGATTCTTTTTGTGCCCGAATGAAGGGCATGAAGAAAAAGCTGACATCCGCCAAAACAGCCAAAGATCCCAACAGCCGTATCAATAAATCATTGCGGGCGTGGAATTGCTGAAATGAAAGACTCGGCACACGAAACAACGAAAGCAATATTGGATGGCTTGTCGGTTGTTACTGTTGTAGGTACGCTAGTTGATATGTTGCCATCTATTGCTGCGCTTTTCACAATATTGTGGACTGGTATTCGTATCTGGGAAACCGACACGGTGCAACGTATTCTTGGCCGCAAGGACGACGACGATGCCGTCTAAGAGCAAAGCACAGCACAATTTGATGGCGATGGTGGCGCATGACCCGGCGGCAGCAAAACGGGTTGGCATTCCTCAACGGGTTGGCCGAGATTTTATGAAGGCTGACAAGGGTCGCAAATTCAACGAAGGTGGTGACATGAAAGAATCCAAAGCAATGATGGGCAAAGAAGTTGCCTTCATGAAAAAGAAGGGCGCCCCCAAAGCCATGATTAAGCATGAGATGGCTGAGGCCGGCATGAAAAAGGGCGGCATGGCCAAAAAGATGATGGGCGGTGGCAAAGCCTATTCAGCTGGCGGCTATACCAAGGCGGCTGACGGTATTGCACAAAAAGGCAAGACCAAAGCGAAACAAGTCAAGATGGCTTACGGCGGGAAGTGCTGACATGGACGATATGAAAATGCGCAAGATGCGCAAGCTTCCGGTTAAACCTATTCGGCCCCCGCGCCCCACGGGCATGGAAGAAGACGGCGGCATGGCTCCCAGGCCTATGCGTATGCCCATGACTCCCCGGCCTGAAGTTGAAGAGGCTGCCATGGCGGATGTGCGTCGCGAACAAGAGCGCGAAGCAATGGGCAGGGCGTATGACGAAGCGCCGCGCCGGTCGATGTCGCTGGGCCTTAAGAAGGGCGGCTCAGTTGGCAGCGCCTCGAAGCGTGCAGATGGTTGTGCGCAGCGCGGCAAGACCAAGGGCAAAATCCTATGATGGCTTCACGCGGGATGGGCGCAATTAACCCAAGCAAGATGCCCAAAGGCAAGCTCAAGAAGCGCCGTGATAACACGGACTTCACGGAGTATGCTGAGGGCGGTAATGTATCCCGCGTGAACGAAGCTGGAAACTACACCAATCCTGGGATGCGCAAGAAGCTCTTTGAGCAAATCAAAGGGCAGGCAGTGCAAGGCACTGGAGCAGGTCAGTGGTCGGCGCGTAAGGCACAGCTTTTAGCGAAAAAGTACAAGGAAAAAGGCGGGGGGTATCGTGATTGATATAGAAGCTTTCCGAGACCGCTTTGCTATTCCAAATTCGTCAATCGTAGTCAAGCACATGAATTGGTGTGTTGTGCATGATGACGGCCCATGCACTTGTGGCGCAGATGAATTACAGACAGAGTTTGAGTTAGAAGAAGCTGGGTTGACCAAAGAGGATTTTGAGTGAAAGCCCCGCAGCAGTCTTTGAAAGATTGGACCGCTCAAAAGTGGAGGACTCGCAGTGGTAAACGATCTTCTGACACGGGTGAAAGATACCTTCCAGAGGCTGCTATCAAAGCTCTTTCCCCCCAGGAATACGCAGCAACAACCCGGGCAAAGCGAGCAGGAAAAGCCAAAGGTAAACAGTTTGTAGCTCAACCTAAAAGCATTGCTAAGAAAACGGCAGGATATAGATGACAACCTCCGGCACCACTGCGTTTGACCTAGACTTCACGGAGATTGCCGAAGAAGCCTGGGAGCGTGCTGGCCGGGAAATGCGGTCAGGCTACGATTTGCGCACAGCTCGACGGTCAATGAACTTGATGACCATCGAGTGGCAGAATCGTGGCATCAATATGTGGACTATTGATCAAGGCACGATTACGCTGACTGCCGGGCTCAATACGTACGCAATGCCTACCGATACGATTGACCTGTTAGATCATGTCATTCGTACTGGCCAAAACACGGCCTCGACGCAGGCGGATCTGACGATTACCCGGATTAGCGTATCCACCTACGCTACGATCCCTAATAAGTTGCAAACGGCTCGCCCCATCCAAGTATGGGTGCAACGTTTGTCTGGTCAGCAAGCGCCAGCAAATGCAACATTGGTTGGGAACATCAACAGCTCTACAACCAATATTGTGTTGTCATCCACCGTTAGTTTGCCGTCTGCCGGATTTATTCGTATAGACGCAGAAGATATTTATTACGGGTGGATCAACCCCAACAATTCTTTGGGTGGTGTGTTCCGTGGGCAGAACGGGACGGCAGCGGCGTCACACAGTACGGGCGCTACTATCTATAACCCAAATCTGCCTGCCATCACTGTCTGGCCAACGCCTGACAACAGCACAACGTACCAGTTTGTGTACTGGCGCATGCGTCGTGTGCAAGATGCTGGCAACGGTATTGAGACTGCGGATATGAACTTCCGCTTCCTGCCATGTTTGACGGCTGGTCTGGCGTACTACATTGCAATGAAGATTCCTGAACTGACAGAGCGTTTGCCGATATTGAAGGCAGCATACGAAGAACAGTTTATGCTTGCCGCTGGTGAAGATCGTGAGAAAGCTGCCGTGCGGTTTGTGCCGCGTCGGCAATTTCTGGGTAGCGGTGCGTAAATGGGCAACAGATATGCTTCTGGCAAGATTGCAATTGCCATTTGCGACATCTGCGGCTTTAGGTACAAGTTGCGGCAGTTAAGCGAACTTGTCGTCAAGACAAAACGCGTTAATAAGTTGGTATGTCCTGAGTGCTGGTCGCCTGATCATCCGCAGTTGCAGTTGGGTATGTATCCGGTTGACGATCCGCAGGCGCTGCGTAACCCGCGTCGAGACTCAACGTACGTAACTGCGGGCGTGAATTTGGCGGGCAACCCCACGGGTGGCTCAAGAGACATTCAGTGGGGATGGAATCCAGTAGGCGGAGCGAGCGGATTTGATGCGCCTCTCACTCCAAATTACTTGGTTGCTCTGACATCTGTTGGTACAGTAACGGTTACAACTACGTGAGGAATTATCATGGACGCTAAAGCTGCTGTGCATAAGCACGAA